ATTTCTGGTATTCGTGGGTCATTAAAACCAAGTTCATTGTTTTGTTCTTCTAGTCTAATTCCATGTATGACCCCAGTAATAACTGGAAAATCAGGATTACCATGCATGAAATAACCATCAACAGTATCACCCTCTTTTGGCATCATCAAAGATAACATCGAAGACGGCGGACAAGAAATTGATGCCCAAGGTAAAGCTTCAGTTGGAACTTGCGCTTTACTAATTGGATGTACACCAATAATGCGAACCCTACAACGTAACTTTAGTGGATCGTTTCTATCCTCAACAATACCAACCCAATTTTGATAGTAATCATTATTCATTATAATTTGCTGCTCTTTCTTGGTCAACAGTACTTGTAAACACAGTATTATTTTTATTTCTATAATTAGATGAATCTGTTACAGCTTCAATTACGACCTCATGCATGTTTGGTCTTATTATGTGTCGTGTGGCCACAATTAAATATTTGCCGTATAATGAAGAATCAAATGGATTTTCACCATCCACCAAAACACTTCTTTTTGGTACATCTAAATCTATGCAAAAACCGGAAGACAATTTAAAATTTCCAGGTAAAACTAATTTAACACGTTTTGAGAATAGGTTTTGAAAAATAGCTTCACGTTGAAATTTATAATTTTCTGTGTCTTCATCCAATGACACAGACGTTGGATCGTTTTCTTTGATGAACGCACTATTTTTTCTATTACCAAAAAATGGATAAGTCACAATTCTGGAATCATACATCTGTGTTTGAAATAAACCACCTCTATTTTTTATTAAAGAAACGTTTGGATTTCTATTTGCATGTTCACCACTATCATACATCTCTTTAAAAGTATGTTGTTGCTCTTGTATCGTTTTTGTTAAAGGATCAAACGCTATAAGTTTGCCGGCATAAACGCCAGATTTGGTGTTACGAACAAAATCATTTTGTGTAATAACTTCAAAACTTCTAGCACCAGTAAATTCTTCACCTAGATTATCCGAAATATTTTTTGCACTAAAATTTACTCTAGTTAAACTCGGGAAAGAAAATAGTGTACTCAAATTGGTAAAATTAAAACCCATTCTGTTTTCGAAAAATATGAATCCAGGTGATTGATTTTCGTCTACAGCTCTAGTTGCAAGCCATTGTAAAGCAACTAAAGGTTCTAAAGATGGAACAAGAATATTCCGAACACCAAAAGAAGATGAATATATTCCAAATTTTTTGATACCCAAATAATCACTCATTATTTTAACGGCAGCATCAGAATAGGACAAATTATAATAGTGTTGGACTTTTTGTTGTAATGAAAAAATATACTCATCAGAAACAAAATGCAAAACATAGACTTCACTGGATTGATTTACTGGAACTCGATTTGATTGTTTATAGATTCGAAATGATTTCTTTATCATCAACTCATCTTCGTCTTTACCAATTTTAACCATCAAAACTTCGGAACCATCAAATACCAATTGTTCAGATAAACCTATAGCATCACGTATTAATATATTACCACTCATGGTTTGATTGAACAATGAATCAAATATATTCAACTCTTCAAATTTATCTTTGATATCAATATAACCAGATTTCGTCACCAACACCATTTCGGTGATTGTATACTGTGTTGTTTCTTGTATGTTTAATTCCGACATTATGCAATAACGTTTCTGAATTCTTGTTCAATTGTTTTTACAAATTCTGGACGAAGAATGTCTATCGTTCTTTTTTCTTCATTTGCTTCCAATTCATATTCATAATAAGACATAGAAGATTTTGTTGTTGTTATTGTAACATTCGTGGAATTATAAAGTGTGTACACAACTGTTGATGTTGTATTTGTATTTGCAAATGTTGCAGCATCAATAATAATAGTTTCAGTTGTCTCATCACCCGATGGTAGAGTTCGTTTCTCATTTATATAATATGAATGTGTGTGAGATTTTGACCAAGACAATCCTGTTCCCGTGTTTGCAGTATTTGCGTATGTGACACCACGATATTTAATATCAATATATTTTGTTAAGTCATTATAACGCAAAGGCCAATCAAACTGTGGATTCTTAATGTTATTTACCGAAAGAATGATCCAATGTTTCTCTGGTGATCCATACAATTTATCTGCAATTATTTCTGGAGTTTCACCATCAGAAATATCATATTTGTAATACATCACCAATTTATCTTTAGATGTTGTATTGAACGAAAAACGAGACATTATATTTGTAACAACATCTAGAGATGAGTTATCATCCGACAAATAGTATGCCGTTTGAGGAAAGTAATTAAAATATTTTGCCATGTTAAAAATTTATCCATTGGTCTGATTGATTTTCAGAATCAGCAATACTAGAACCAACTCTGCGTGATTGTAAATCGTACTTAGTAATAATTTGAGTTTCTTTAAACACTAGACCCATTCTAATACCTACAGGCATACCAGTTGAACCCCATTTTGGAACATTTTTATCTTCAAGAACTTCATATGCCGCAAAACCATTTGGTGCATAATCAACATCAACTGTTTGTAAAACGCAAGTTGAAATTGATGGTATGTTTTCATTTTCTGTTCCATTGTAATAAAATTTAATATCAAATTCGGAAGGTGGCACTAAGAAATAACCACCCAATCCACCAGCTGAATTATTACCTAATACTTCTGGTGCTTGGTGAAATCTAATTCGTTGAATGATGTTTTGCACTTCTTTTGCTTCAACACTACTTCTTGGATAAAACATAAAATCAAAACGAAAGCTTCTAAATTCGGGAGCAGAATATATAACTTCCATCATAGGATTAACAGTTGTTCCAGTAAACCCAGCAAATACCGCACGACCTGCTGGGCCAGTTGCGTTAGCCAATGCATTCAAAACAAACGGCGTTGCATTCTTAAGTGCATAGTTAGCTTTATCAACACCACTCATATCACCATTGATTATGTTTTGTAAACCAGAAAAACCAGCACCAAGAGTTGCAGCTAAACCACCACCAAGTTCTAGTCCAGCATAATTCTGAGACTGTGTGAATGCCAATGTATCAGGCATATACAAAGCAATCGTATCAGTTGTACGTTTGGTTGTTCTAACTCCAGTTTTAGCATATGTTGAAGAATTTTCAGCAACATACTCTTGTACACCAGAGAAACTTTTATTAAATGTGTCCATAGTTGATTGCAATAATCTTTGCAATTCTGGACTGCCAGCCGACAAATTAAATTTTTTCTGTATGTTAGAAGAAACAACCGTAAGGTCTAATTGTGAAGCAGCAGTAATAGCACCTTGCGTTACTGAAACAAAATCGGATGCACCACCACTAAAACGATTTAAACCAAGTCTATTTTTTACAGCCGTAGTTTCATCATCGGTTGTTGATCCTGGAAATTGAGTGCGTTTTTGTTCATTGATGTGGAAGACCATATAATGACCTTTATCCACTTCGCCCAAATCCAATGGATAACGCAAAGTGTTAATCTTATATTTGTCTCCAACTATTCTATTGTTAGTTGTTGCACTTCTATCGGATTTAAATCGTATGTCTGTAAGCGTGAATAGTGCCATATATACCTCAAGTTATTACTCATTATTTATACCAAATGACCAGACAAACCTACAAAGGTGTATTCAAACCTAAGAACCCACAGAAATATAAAGGTGATCCAACGAACATAATATATCGTTCAAGTTGGGAAAAGATGGTAATGAAATATCTTGATGATAATCCGGGTGTAATTTGGTGGGGTTCTGAGGAGTTGCCCATACCCTACAGAAGTCCAATTGACCAAAAAATTCATCGTTACTTTCCAGATTTCATCGTCAAGGTCAGGCGGAAAGACGGTCTGGTGATGACGTATTTGTGGGAGGTTAAGCCATACTCACAAACTAAAATGCCAGTGCAAAAACGCAAGACTCAAAGGTTTATCCAAGAAGCGGCAACATATGCGGTAAACCAAGAAAAGTGGCGGGCAGCTGATATCTTTTGCCGAGAACATGGTTGGCAATTTCAAATCATAACTGAAAAAGAACTAGGCATCTAGTATAAATACGGCATGGCTTATTTAATAGATAGAATTAATGCATCCCTGCAAAAAGAGGGATTAACACCACGCACTCGAAAGTCACGTGATTGGCTTCGTTCGAAAGTTTCGGATTTAAAACCATCGAAACAATCGTTAATGAATGACATGACCAGATTGAGAGAGGGCACAATTATTGGAAAAATGTACTTTTACTTTTATGATCCGAAGACGAAGGATTCGTTGCCATATTACGACAGGTTCCCATTGGTTTTACCAATAGAACGTTACCAAGACGGTTTTCTAGGGCTGAATCTACACTACATTCACCCAAAGCAACGCATCATTCTTTTAGATAAACTAAGTGATTACGCCAATAACAACAAGTATGACGCATCGACAAGGTTACGATTAACGTATCAAACTTTGAAAGCTGCATCTAAATTGTTCGAGGCACAACCTTGCATTAAGAGATATCTGTTTAACCATGTTCAGTCAAGATTCCTGGAAATTTCAGCAGGTGAATGGGACATTGCTGCGTTATTGCCAATGGAAAGTTTTGTTGGAGCTTCTACAAACAAAGTATATTCCGACTCAAGAAAGAAATTCTAATGTCATTCGCCCCAAATTTATTCTTGTCTAACATTAAGGCAAAGGATGGTCTTGCTAGACCAAATCGTTTTCAGGTAATTCTACCAATACCGGAGTATATCGGCAAATTTATTGAAGTTGGCCTACTTGAAAAGATTATAAATCTACCAAATACAATTGCAACTGATGTGAGTGAGATATTGTCTTCATCATTTGGTGGTCAATCACCAACAGGATATTCCAAGTCTTCCAATCCTGCAATCACACGTTATCTGTCAATGCAATGTGAAGCAGCTGAGCTTCCCGGCAAAACTATAGGCACAACAGAAGTCAAAATTTATGGTCCGGTATTCAAAGTTCCATATCAAACACAATACACAGAAACCACTTTGTCATTTTTGTGTACTAATGATTTTTATGAAAGAAAATTGTTTGATCGTTGGATGGAAGCTATTATGCCAACAGATACAAACAATTTAAGATTTGCAAAAGACCAGGAGTCTCGATATCTGACAAACATTAAAATTATTCAATACGATGATTTCATTAAACAAATTTATGCGGTAGAATTAATTGATGCTTTCCCAA